CAAGGTAATGATACATCAAAAGCTAAGTCAATATTAGAAATATTTCCTAACGTATCATTAGATCCAAAACAATCTAACTACATAGCTAGAATTGTTGGTGATCAAACAAAAACATTAAGAGACGCTACATCGGTTGATCCTTACATACAAGCATCTGGATCTTATCCAAACGCTTCAAGATATGTAAGAGTAAAATCTGTAGATCTAAAAACTCCAGATTATTTTGATAATAATGGAACTGCAAAATCAGAATTTACATCTTCAATTCCACGTGCGCAGAGTGGATCAATGCAAAGTGCAACTGGTGAATTAGTAGGTGGTAGAGCAGGTATTAATTATTATGATAAAATTAATGACACAGATACTCAAGGATTAGGATCAACAGAAATGGGATCAGGAGCTGGTTTATATACAACAGCTTTTAACTTATTAGCTAATAGAGATGATTATAGATATAATATCATAACAGCTCCAGGATTAGTTTATTCAAATGCTAGCCATGCTACTCCATTAAATGCTTTAATCTCAAATACTCAAGGTAGAGGAGATGCAATAGTAATAATGGATCTAGAAAATTATGGTTCATCAATAACAGCAGCTACAGGAACTGCAGCGTCAGTTGACAATTCATATGTTGCAAGTTATTGGCCATGGTTACAATTATCAGACCCAGATTCAAGACAGTTAGTATGGTCGGTACCATCAGCGTTGTTACCTGGTGTGTATGCGTTTAATGACAAGTCAGCTGAAGCTTGGTTCGCGCCCGCGGGAATCAATAGAGGTGGTTTAGGTACAGTGGTACAAGCAGAAAGAAAATTAACTCAAACTAATAGAGATGATTTATATACTGGAAAAGTAAATCCAATAGCTACATTCCCAGGAAGAGGAGTTGTAGTATTTGGACAGAAAACACTACAATCACAAGCATCAGCTCTAGATAGAGTAAATGTTAGAAGATTGTTAATTGAACTTAAATCTTTCATTTCACAAATTGCTGATAATTTAGTATTTGAACAAAATACAGCAGCAACAAGAAATAATTTCTTAGGACAAGTAAATCCATATTTAGAATCAGTACAACAAAGACAAGGTTTATTTGCCTTTAAAGTACAAATGGATGCTGCAAATAACGGACCAGATGTAGTTGATAGAAATCAAATGGTAGGTGCTATATATTTACAGCCAACTAAAACAGCTGAATTTATTTACCTAGACTTTAATATTCTACCAACAGGAGCAACGTTCCCGTCATAAAGAATAAAAGATATAATATTTATAATAAAACAAAAATAAAACAATAATAAAATGGCAGTATTAAACCCAAACGAAATATTTTTCACAGCCTTTGAACCAAAAGTTGCTAACAGATTTATTATGTACGTAGATGGAATCCCAGCTTACATCATTAAAGGTGTTAGTGGAATGGGTTTTGCACAAGACGAAATCATATTAAACCATATTAATACTTATAGAAAAGTAAAAGGAAAATTAAGATGGAATGATTTAACGATGCAATTGTTCGATCCAATTACTCCATCAGGAGCGCAAGCTGTAATGGAGTGGACAAGATTACATCATGAATCAGTAACTGGTAGAGATGGATATAGTGATTTCTATAAAAAAGATTTAACTATTGATGTATTAGGACCAGTAGGTGATGTAGTATCAGAATGGATCATAAAAGGTGCATTTATAAAAGATGCTTCATTTAGTGATATGAATTGGGATGACGATGGAACAGCAAACACTATCGACATGACAATTGGAATGGATTACTGCGTGTTAAATTTCTAAAAATAAAATTACATATAATTAAGAATAGCTTGGCTTCGGTCAAGCTTTTTTTTATATTATATATGTATACACGAAATTAAGTTATAACAAAATAAAAGATATGAGCGATTTTAAATTCCCAACAGAACAAGTTGATTTACCCTCTAATGGATTAGTATATCCTGCTGACAACCCATTATCTTCTGGTAAAGTAGAAATGAAATATATGACTGCTAAAGAAGAAGATATTTTGACAAACCAATCTTACATAGAAAGAGGAACAGTAATGGATAAACTATTACAATCTTTAATAATTGATAAAAGTATTAATTATAAGGATATTATAGTAGGAGATAAAAATGCAATGCTAGTAGCAGCAAGAGTTTTAGGGTATGGATCAGATTACCAATTTGAATATAGAGGTGAACAAGAATCAGTAGATTTATCATTATTAGAAAATAGAATTTTTGAGGGAGATAATTTAGTTAAACAAAATGCAAATGAGTTTAGTTATGAATTACCTAGAACTAAACAAAAAATAACTTATAAAATTTTAACAGGTAGAGATGAAGAAAAAATCGAAGCAGAATTAAACGGTTTTAGAAAAATCAATAAAAATGCAATCCCAGAATTATCAACACGTCTGAAATACATGATAACATCTGTAGGAGATGATCCTGATAAAAAATCTATTAGGGAGTTTGTTGATAATTATTTATTAGCATCTGACTCTCGAGCCTTTAGAAGCCATGTTAAAAACACACAACCAGACGTAGATCTGACTTTTTTTCCCCAAGGATCAAACATATCAGTTGAAATCCCCATTGGAATTAAGTTTTTTTGGCCTGACATCTAAAGATGCACCTGAATTACGTTTAGGTATTTTCAATCATATACATGAGATAATATTTTATGGTAAAGGTGGTTATGATTATGAAACCATCTATAATATGCCTATATGGTTAAGGGCTTTTACTTGGACTAAGATAAATGATCATTATGAAAAAGAAAATGAAAATAGAAAAAAATCAAGTAATCCAAATACTACCAATGATATGAATAGAGTAAAAGAAATTCTTCAAAAGGCTAAATCTCAAAATCCAAAAACCCCACCCCAAAATAAACAATTAAAGAATTTTTCTAAACCTCCATCTTTTCCTACATCTAAATTAAAGGTACCAAAAAAGTAATTTCTTAATATTTATAATAAAATTATCTAATGGCTCTTACTCCTAATCAAATAAAACAAATGAAAGCAGACCTCCAAGAGGTCAATAAGCTATATGCAAAATTAGGAAAAACTAAAATAGACATAAACTTTAGTAAAGATAAGTTAAATCTTACTGACGTTAAACTTCTTTCCGAATATTTAAAAGAAGCAAAGGTAGCAGCTATAGATTTAGAAGATGGATTTGGGGGTATAGAAGAATCTATTAAAAATATAGTTAGAGAATGGAAACCAGGTTTTGCTGATCCTGTTAAGGAGGCAACTAAATCCATGGGTAAATTAAGAGGTTTAGCTCAAAAACTTTCTGATGATGTAAATAGAATTACAAGACTTTCTGAAAAACAATTAGAAACAATTGAAAAACAGGCTAAAGCTGAAGAAGCAAGGTTAAATGCCCTTATAAGAGAATTAGAAGCTAAGAAATCATTAAGTGGTGAAGAACAAACAATATTAAATAATTTAAAAAAAGGTGAAAAGGTACAAGATGATATACTAAAGAAAGTTGCGTTAAGAAGAGAAGAAGAAGCTAAAATTACTGAATTAACTGGTATGACTGGTAAAGCTCTAAAAGGAGCTTCAGGTATTCTTAAAAAAATAGGTATTAATATTGGGTCAGAAACATTTGATAAATTAAGTCAAGGGGCTAGAGATTATGCTGAAGAACTTAAAAATGCTAATAAAGATCTCCCCAAGGATCTACAGTTAGACGAAGCTCAAATTCAAGCTAAGGTAATGGGTGACACCCTTGAAAAATCAGCTGTAGCATTTAAAAAAGAAATACTTCTTGCTTTAGATGTAGCTATATTTAATACCTTAAAAAAAGGCATTAAAGAATTTGGAGAAGGTAGAGCAGGGTTATCAAAAACTTTTGGATTAGGTAGGGATGATGCAAATAATATAGCTGATGGTATGTTTAGAGCTGCTAGAGCAGCTGGCAACTCAAATGTTTCAATGAGGGATAATATCAAATCTCTTCAAGAATTTAATAGTCTTATAGGAGGTTCAATTAGACTATCTGAGGATCAACTAACAATGCAGTCCTTACTTTCTGATGAGTTAGGATTAACATCTAAACAAGCAGGTAATTTTATTAAAATGTCACTAGCGAGTGGCAAGAATGCAAAAGACCTTACTAATGAGTTAAGAGGACAGATAAAAATTCTTAACATAAGAGAAGGAGGATTAGTTAATGAACAAGCAGTATTTGCCAAGATAGGTGATGCATCAGCATTAACTAAAATGAATTTAAAGGCTCAAGGAATAAGCTTAGCTGATGCAGCATTTCAAGCTCAAAAGATGGGTATGGAATTAGGTGATATGGAAGGTACTAAATCATCCTTACTTGATTTTGAATCTTCTATTCAAAATGAAATGAAAGCTGAGTTGTTAATGGGTAGACAGTTAAATTTAGAAGACGCTAGAAGAGCAGCTTTAATGAATGATGAAGTTGGTTTAATGAAAGCTATTTCAAGAGAAATGGGTACAGCAAAAGAATTCGGTGAAATGAATTATAAAGCACAAGAAGCTTTTGCACAAACATTAGGTAAATCCAGAGAAGAAGTAGCTAAAATATTAGAAACTAATGAATTATTAACAGGTGAGGCAAAGTCTCTAACCCAAGCTTCAGAAATGTATAATGAAGCCATAAAAGATGGTAAAATTACTGATGAAGAAAGAAGAGCAATAGGTAAAGATGCATTAATAGACCAATTATCAGCTCAAGCAAACGCTGACAGATTTGCTAAATCTATGGAAAGATTAAGAGATCAATTAACTCCTATAATAACTAAATTTTCAGATTTACTTGATAAATTACTTGATGGAGTTGAATATATATCAGAATTTGAATTTGCTTTAACATCTATAGGTAAATTAATGGCAGGAATAGCAGGTATAAGAATATGGGCAAGATTAAAAGCAGGTATTGGTATAATTACAAAAGCATTAGGTGGTATAAAATCTTTAGTTAAACAAGTAGATAAAGTAAGTCCTGGAGGAAGTACTAAAGAAATTTCAAAACAAGCAACTAAATCTGGAGGTGGTGGTGTTATGGGATTTTTAAAAGGTGTGGGTGGTAATATAATGGATAAAGCATCATCTGCATATTCAGGAGCAAAAGGTTTGGTTGGTAAAGGTATAAATTTCGTTAAAGGAAAAATTCCTGATTTATCAAAATTAACAAAATTCTTTAGTGGTTCTAATTTACTTAAAACTTTAGGAAAATTTGGTAAAAGAATACCGGTAATAGGAGCTTTTTTAGAGGGTATATTTGCTAATAGTGATATTCAATCATCCATAGCATCAGGTGAACCTGATGGTGTAATAAACCAAATGATAGGAAAAAGAGTAATATCAGGTATTGGATCAGTAATAGGAAGTGCTGGGGGAGCAGCTTTAGGAAGTTTTTTAGGACCTATAGGAACTATAGCTGGTGGTATAGGTGGAGATTTTCTTGGTAGATATGTAGGAGGAATATTAGCAGATAATATGTCTAGTATGACTCCACAAGTTGGGGGTTTTGTTAGAAAAAACTTTTATGGAGGAGGAAAAACAGAAATGGCAACAGGAGGATTTGCTACAAATGGTCCTGTAGATGCTATAGTAGGAGAAGCAGGAGGTGAAGCAGTAATACCATTAACTCAATTTTATGCAAAGATAGATGAATTAATTTTTGCGGTAAAACAAGGACAAATTATTCAAATGGATGGGAATAAAGTAGGACAATCAATAGCTCTGGCAACTTCCAACCTAGGCTAATATTTATAATAAAATTAATTTAAAACAATAAAATCATGGCAGAATCAATTTTAAATATGTTTGACGCAAACGGTTCACCTTTAGCAGTACCAGTTTCACCAGCAAATGGTGTTACTCCAGATGCGGTTAGTATTCAAGGTAATTCATTACTTCATAACCAGTATTCAAATATTGGTGATCCTAATTTAACAGAACCAGCTTATAATAATATAGGTAGAGCAGTTACAGGTTACTCATTACCTTCAGTATCACAAGAAGGTCAAAAAGCAAACGCATACCAAGGAGAAACAAACAGGTATAAAAATAACGCTCCAGAAAATAGATCATTCTAAATAAAGCTAGATGCCTTTAATAACATCCACTACAAACTTAAATAAATTAAAGTTTGGGATAGGTAATGCTAGTGATAGGTTTGATAACGGGAATAGTAGTCAACCTTACATTAGGAAAGATATCCCAGGTGTTAATGTGGATAATCCTAATCCAACACCTATTACTGAACTAGACAGTGATGGTCAACCTATATATGGAAATGTAGAACCTTCAAGTTTAGATATATTATTTAGGGGTGGTCTTAATGCTCCTAGAGATGCAGCTACTGACGTAAGTAGATTATCTAAAATGTTTGAAGATAAAAAATCTCCGAATGGTTTAATATTTACAGCTAATCAAAATCTTCTATCACGTACTTCAGTACAAACTGAAGCTACATATGGTGCAGCTTATGGTAGAAATACACCACCGGATTTTATAGAAGGAAAAGGTGGAGGAGCTTTACCAGGTGGTATTTATTTACCTACAAGTACATTAGCTCAAGCTGGTGTTGGGTTTACAGGTACACATTTAAATTTAATGGGGTTAGATCCTACCTCACCTAATGGTATAACAGGTCAAACTAGTGGCTTATCTAATTTATTTGGAGCGACAGGACCAGGATTAGGATTAAGAACTTATTCATCTGTAATGTCTCTTAATAATTTTCCAGGTGATTTTACAGAAAACATAGTTTCAATACCTAACCCAAATCCTAGACCAGAATTAGAAAATTTTAGGGGAGATATAGCTGTTACAGGCGATTTAACTTTTTCTGATATTACAGTTAATAATGTCGCTCCTTCATTTAATAATAGGTTAATAAATATTTACCAATCAAAACAGCAAACAGATGATTATACAGGTCCTGATGTAATTTCATATCAAGGAGGCCCAGGTTCTATTTTAGGTATAGGTGATACTAATATTAGATTTGCTGGTGGTAATTTAGGAGGTTCAACAAGAACAGGAGTAAATAATTCATTAGCTCTTAATGATGGTAATTTCTATTTTTATGGAAAAGATCCAACATACAAATCAAAAGGAACATTATCTCCCTTATATAATAATTTCCAATCCAGGTTAGGATTAACTAGAGCAGCTAAAGATATAAATATATTTGGTGATGTTGTTGATGTAGATAATAATTTATTACAAAATTTAAATAGTTTAAGTTCTACATATACACTAGCAGGATCTCTACCAGGAGATAATAATGAAAACTCAACTTCAACTTCAAGGGGTGTATACTCAGCTAGAGGTAATAATACTAAAGTTTACAATTTTCAACAGATAAAAGATCAAGCTGTTATAGCTGAAGGAAGTAGTGATAATAATACAGATAATTTTAAAGATTTTAGATCTAAATTAATTTTAAAAGGTGGAGAAAGTGGAAATCCTTTACAAGAATCCAATATATTATCAATTTCACCAAGTTACAAATATAAAAGTGGAATTAAAAGGGTAAATTTAGGATCTCCTGGTAGTAAGCAAAATGTATTACGTTATGGGGTTAATGCTAATGAAATGAGAGCATTAGATAAAATAACTGCTTTACCTATGTATGTAAGTTCAGGTCCTAAACGTTTATTAGCTATTAATGATTATGTTAAATTTAGAATAGCAGCAATTGATAATGCCCCGGATGCTAATGGAGAAGCTGTGTATATGCATTTTAGAGCTTTTATTGATAGTTTTAGTGATACTTATAATTCAACCTGGAATGCAAATTCCTTTTCAGGTAGAGGAGATAAATTATATAGTTACACAGGATATGATAGAAAAATTTCATTAAGTTTTACTTGTTATGCACAGTCAAAAGCAGAACTTATACCAATGTATAAAAAATTAAATTATTTAGCATCAACAATGACACCAGATTACAATACAGCTGGGTTTATGCGAGGAAATTTAGTACGTTTAACGTTAGGAGGATATTTATATGAGCAACCTGGATTTATATCTTCAATGACTTATGAAGTACCTCAACAATCAAATTGGGAAATTTCGATTAATGAGGATGGTGGGTCAGACCAATCAGTAAAAGAATTACCATTTATGATAAAAGTAACAGGAATGAGCTTTACACCAATACAAGACTTTTTACCACAGAAAATCAAACCTTCTGCTGCTAATGGTTTAGATGATGGAAAAATGATTGATGAAAGATATATAGCATTAACTAATGGTATTAGTACCAATTATAGAGATACATACAGAGAATATGAACAAACTAATACAGTAGAACCAGTTCAAAGTGTGTCGGAATTAGAACCATTACCAGTAAGTACAGGAACTTCAGTAGGAGGACCAGTTTCACCAGCTGTAAATATCCCACCGCCTTCAAATCAACCAATTCCTAATGATCCCCCAGGTACTGGTACAGCTATAGATCCAGGATTTGAACCTGCTAACACATTTACAGGATAAAATATGAATAGATACCAAAAAATAAAAAAACTAAGAAACGAGAACCAATTTGTTGGTACTATAGGTGATCAGTATTATAGAACTAATTATTATCCTCAAATCCCTCCATCAGAAACAGACATTTATGTTGAAACTGAATTTGGTGATAGGTTAGATTTATTAGCAAATCGATTTTATGGAGATGTAACTTTATATTGGATAATAGCTACAGCTAATCCTAATGCTTTAAGTTTAGGTTCTTTATATCCTCCAGTAGGTGCTCAATTAAGAATTCCCATTAACATAAATGCAATAGTATCAAATTATAACCAATTAAATGCTTTATAAATATGAGCGACAGCGGAAACATATTTGGTAAGCCTTTTAGGTCCTGGGTTACTAAACAAATTGAAACAAGACAAGAGTCTTTAGGTTACAAAGATTATGATATTGATGATTTAAAATATCAAAATACAAAAACTCCATGGGTTAGATTAGCTAGTACTGTTGATATAAATCAATTTTTAACAGATGGTACAACAGAATCCAGAATCTATCAACAATTACTTAAAAATGGATTAAAACCAGAAAATTTTAGGGGAGATATAGCAGCTAAAAATTTTATATTACAAGGAGGTGCTATATCTCTTGGACAAGAAAATGAATTAAAAACAAACTCAGGCTTAAATACTACAAATGAATATTACAATGGAGCCTATGGTTGGGGAGGTTTAGATGAAAGAGGATATGTACCAATGCCTGGTATCGTAGATGCTAGTATAATATATAAAAGTGATGGTGCATTTGCTGAAGGTACAATTAATATGAAGTGTTTTAGTAGATCACAATTAATTTTAATGGATGTATTATATATGAGACCTGGTGTTAATTTACTTTTAGAATTTGGATGGAGTACATATCTAGACAATGAGGGTAACTTACAAACTTATGATACTTTTTTATCCGATGCTTTAGATTTTACTTTAAATAAAGCAGGTATTGAGGTTGATGAAGATGAAAATGATTGTGCTATTAAAGATGGATCACCACAAGCTACTATATTAGGTTTAATTGAAAAAGAACGAAAGACAAGAAATGGAAATTATGAAGCTATGTTTGGGATGATTACTAATTTTAATTGGACATTCAACCCAGATGATGGAAGTTATACTTGTCAAGCAAAAATAATAGGTCATGGTGACGTTATTCAAGGTTTAGCTGTTAATACAAGTGAACCAATTGCGGAAATAACTGCAACTGCTGGTTTTGGGTTTGGTGTTGGTATTGGTATGGGATTTTTACCACCTAATACAAATGAAGAAACTCCCAAAACAGATAGGGATATACCTTTAGATGGTAATTTTGGAAGTAATAAATTATCTACAATATTAATAAGTTATTATAGAAAATTTAAAAATGCCAATTTAAAAGAGTTAGAAGAAGATAAGAGTAAGAGATTATTCACTGATGGTATGGACAGCTCTTTGGACGCCGGACTTGATGATATGGGGTTTAAAAATTATTTTAGATATAATAAAGGTTACCTAAAATATGCACACCAAGATTTTTTACTACCAAATTTTGCAACTATAGAAGAACCAAATAATGGTAAATTGATTATAAAAAAAGGAGTTTTAGGTTTATTTGGTACTCAATCTCAATATGAAGGTGGTGAATTTAATGATGGTAATGGAGACAGTATTGAGGTATATATCAAATTTTCAGTATTATTAGCTATATTACAACACAATTTTCTTTTATATGATAAAGATGGAAAACCTTATTTTTACTTTAATATGAAATTCCAAAATTTAAAAGATGATGCTAATTACATAGCTAACTACCCAGGACAATTTTCAGCAATTCCTTATGAATGTATAGTTCCATATCAGAGTATTATTCCTTCTGCAGGTGATTTTACAGTAAAAAATACTTTATTGAATAGAGTAGCTACAAGTGCTAGCCCAGATTTTTTATCAGACCAAGGATATGCTGGGAAGTTATCAGAAGTTTTACTTAATATAAGTATGTTAGTTAATTTAGCAGGATCACCAGCCATGCAAAATAAGGAGGGTAAAATTAGCATCTCAAGTTTTTTAAATGCAGTATTAGATAAAATAAATACTACAAGAGGAGGTATTAATAATTTTAAAATAGTAACAGATTCAGCATCATCAACCATAAAAATTCTTGATAATACTCCAATTAGATGGAAAACAAAATTTCCTCCAAATTCAGATGGAACTGAATTATGTGTGTTTAATACTTTTGGAGTTAAAAATAAAATAGGAGGAAGTATAGTAAAAAGTATAGATATACAATCTTCAATTAGTAAAGATATGGCTGATGTAATTGCTACTAATGTAGGAGGAGGTTCAAATGGTTATAATGTTAATGGAACAGGTTTAAATAAATGGAGTGAAGGAATTACAGATAGAATATTCCCTGATCTATCAGATGCACCTGGAGAAAAAGAACCTGATACTAAACTAAAAACACAATATAATGAAAATATTTTATGTATAGGTAAAGTAAGTAGTAGATTTTTAAATCAATATGAAAATTTTATTTTTGATAAAAACATTTCTAAGGATTTAAAAGTTGCTAATGATTCTTATGTAAGCTTGCTAAGTGGAATTATGACATCAAATAATTTTATAAATACACCATATTTTTTACCATTTTCTTATAGAATGGATTTAGAAGGAATATCAGGTATTAGATTATATGAACGTTTTGATTTAGATAATAATGTATTACCTACTACTTATGATAATGAATCATTAGAAATGCAAATATCATCTTGTGATCACACAGTTAGTAGTACAACTTGGTTAACAAAAATTGTAGCCATACCCCAACCATCAACTCAAGATGCAGATTTTGAAGAAGCAGGAGAACTAGACAATTTTCTTTCATTTGATAATACTGCTTTTAAAGAAATAAAAGGATTAACACTAGAGGATACAGATTTATTTACTATTACTTCACAATATCCTATTCTTCAAATTTTTAAAGATGAAGTAACTGAAAAAAGACAAGTTTATCTACATCATACTGTAAGTAGTCAAAATATAGAAAATGTGCTCTTTGATTGGAGTAGTAGAACAGACACTGTATCAACTCAATATATAACAAATAATCTTGGAGAGTCAGAACAAGTATTTCCAGATGAGAATTGGGCTAATCAATTAGGTATTAGTGGGAATCTTTTTAAAGCCGCTGGATTACAATACCAAAATTTAAATAAAACAGCTTTGGGAATAGAATTATGTTCTTATGGTAAGGTAACAAAAGAAGGTGACAAATATTTCACTACTTATGGTAATGAAATACCAGCAAGTGATGTAGCCCAACCTGTAAATAGATTTGGTAAACCAACAACCTATAGAGGTTGCCAATATTTTGAAAAATACAATAACACCCAGATTAATAACGTAAAATCAATTATGCAAGGTTGGATAAGTAAATATGATATTAAATTTGCATATAGTTATTTTGAATTATTTCCTCCAAGTTCTGGTGTATCTTTTAAAGCTTTAAGTGGGGAAAAAGGTGTATTCACACATAATTCTGTTAGAACAGATAAAGAAGATGTTTACCCACAAAAGGAATTAATAGATATGTTAAAATCTATTTCTACTGAATTAAGTGATGAAGATAAAGTACTATCATATAATGATCTCTACCAAGGTTTTGGTGAAGCAATGACAGATGCTAGTGCATTAACAAAATGTAAAAGAGATGTTTATCAACAAATAATTAAAGATGCTTTAGGGACAGAAAAAGCAAAAAATTATCGTGGGGCAATACCAAAATTAAAAGTAGCAGAACCTGATCCTATATTTGCTGCTGCCCCTGTAGGTAGTAGATATACTAGAGAATGTACCGCATTTTTTACAGTAGAAAAGAATGTATATCAAGGAACTATAGTTAATGTTGATTTTACATATAGTGGTGATTATTCCACTTCTACAGGAAATTCCGATTTTAATATTACTACTATTAACGGCCAAGCTCAATAAATTATGTATGCACCAAAAAATAGAATAAAAGAAAATTTATATACCTCGGGAAATGAGTATGTACTAAAATCAAATAGATCAAATTACTCTGGATTTTATCATAGTTTATGGAATGGAAAAATATTTACAGGTAAAACCTCAAATGATTCTAATGTTAGAGAATTAGTATCTGAAGTACCATCAGGAATAATTCCAGTTCCACCTGAATTATCAACAGCAAATAGGATAGCATTATTTTTAAATGATCCTGATCCAATAGTAAATAAAAACGAATGGAACCAAAGAGATGTACAGAGGTTTCTTTCATTAAATGGTAAAGACACTCAAGATGATAATCCAAGACAAATGCCAAAAACATTCTACCCTAAACCTACTGAGGATGATTATAAATTAGGTGTTTTTACAAGATATTTTGTAGTAAAAGTTAATGAATTACAATACACTGAAATATCAGAAAAACAATATGGAGAAATAACTTCAAGATCTAATAGAATAGTGTGGGAATTATTTACTTCTTTTAAATTTCAATGGACTATAGATGGGGTAGAAAGTAATGTATTTGATACTAATAGAGATCAAGTATTAATTATGCAAAAATCAATTGAAAGAGTAGGTTTAGCTGAGTTTTTGAGAAATAATTATTTACAATTTTATAGATCTAAAAATATAAATGACCAATATACAAATGGGGATGATTATACTTTACCTAATGGGTTAAATTACCAAGGTTTATACCACATAATGCCTAATGGAATAGCAATGACTGGAAGATTCCATGGTGAAGCAAAAGATATTCTTCTTACTCCACTTTCAAATTAAATTTGGATCACCAATAAATTAATCGTATATTGAACCAAAATAAGAGTTATGTTTTGGTTAGTTGAAGATGACAAGCAGTTAGAGGTATTTAAAAATTATGTTAGAGAGGAAGCATTTGTTGAAATAATTCCATATTCTAATGTAGAGCATCCCACAAAAGGTGGCATATGTGCTGTTTATATTCGTCCGTTAAATGCCGCAAAAGGGTTTATATTGACAAACGACCATAGCGAGACGTTAAA